TCAGTTGCACTTCCAGTAATATTTTGAGGTACTCTAATACAATTAGTTTCGTCTACATTCATTTCTCCCATACCTAATCCGCCACGGGCTTCATCGGGAGTAATTATACCTGTATTAACTAAGGTTGAATAGTACTGAGCTTGAGTTCTCAAATCAGGTTGTAAGGCACTTACTGAACGTCTGTCTGGGGTAATCAAAGTTAAATTATTAAAGAAATGTTCAAACGCACTACAAAATTGTTCAAGTATTGGGAGAACAGTATGGTTGTAAAATAAAACTTCGTTAGCTGCTATATTTGCGTTGTTTCCACTTTTTAATAAAACATAGGGAACACCGATAGCTTTTGCAATGTCCATTTGAATTCGTTCGACACTGTTTTCAAAGTCTAGTTCATTAAATTTAACTTCACTAAACCTATCAATATCTAAACCACCGTCTAAAATAGCAGGGCTGCGAGCACCATTAAAAATATTAGAATAACTCGCTCTCCAACTTTCTAACATTCGTTCTTTAATCTTACTACTTAAAACATTATCTGTTTTTAGGACTAATCCTGGAATAGCGTTATTTTTAAAGAACTGACGCTGGAAATCTAAAAGTTCATAGTATAATTCAAAAAGTCTTTGTAAATTCTTAAGTTTACTATCACCACGAAAGATTGATTGATCGTTATCACTTTTTACTTGAACAATTTCATCTGGAGTAAATGTTATTTTTGCATCACGAGTAGTTTCTTTAGCAAAACCGTACCAGTCTGTTTGTTGATCGTATATTAAATAATTGTAATGACTTATAAACGTTTTTGAATCAGCAACTACCTCTACATCATTCGCGGGTAATAAATATAAACTTTCTTTATCATAGTAGAAAAATGCATTTCCGTCAAGGTAAAAATCTAAAAATGCTCTTCTAAATAAACGGACCCTATCCTCAAAAGGATTAGGTTTGACGTTAAGTAATTTATTAATTTTTTTAGCTGCCCCACCGTCGACTACAAAGGGAATCGAGACCAATGCATTAATAACCATCTCTATGCTTCGGTGAACTACTTCAATCTCACGAAATGCAGTTTTATAATCTACAATAGATTGGGGGATATTATAGGGATCTTGCGACGCAATATATGGTTGCGCAGGATTTAATTTCTCTACAATCCAACTTCTGAGTCCCATTTATTTTTTTCTCCTGTTCTCATTATAATACATTAAAAGTAATTTTGGGTCAATATTTTATTTTTCATAATCAAGCATAGACGCTAACACGAGTTCTCTGGTAACTATAAACTGCATATCTTATTGCATCACTACAATGAGAAGACCAATCATGAAGAGGTTTTTGAGTTTCAGTTCTATGATTCCATCTATAACTACTAAGTGATGAATAAGTATGTCTACATCGATTCACATCAAATTCTATTCTTTCCATATCTACCAATACTTGAATTGAAGCAATTCCATCATTAACACTTTTTAATGCATTATCACAATAGATATCATAATCATAAGCTAAATCAGCTTTTGTTTGTTGTGCGGCACTGTCAATAAAGATTGTCTCAATTCCCCACCGATCAATCATTTCTTGAATATTTTCAGCATGAGCTGAAGTAGTACCTTCTTTAGAAATATATTCATCTATGGCATAAAATTTTTCACTATCCGTAGCTAATACTACAAAAGCTGTTTCATCTCGATATCCTATATCTAAACCTGCTACAAAATCAAATCTTTTGTCTTTTTCATAAATATCACTTAAATCTTTTAAATGAATTTCTTCAGCCAAGTCATATATTTGACCTTCAGTGGTAACCCAATCACATTCATATTCTTGACCAAATAAATTTTTACTCATAGTTTTACGAGCTTCTTCAATATCTGTTTCATTAAGTAGAGGATTAGATTTCCAGTTAAATACGGTACTACCCCAATCTGAATAATCGTCTGTATCTTGCCCTCTTAAATAATAATCATATAAATAATTACCTTTTCCACGCGGGGTAGAAATCCATAAACATCGAGAATCTGGATGTGTCGAAAGAGCAGGTCTTAAATCCCGAGTAAAATATTCATCATTATTAATAACTGCCGCCTCATCGACAATAAGTAAATGAGCAGCTCGACCTATGAGACTATCTCTATTATTAGCTGACAATAATCTAAAAGTCGAATTATTAACTAATTGAATAACTTTATCTTTTTGATTTAAGCGTCTACATTCAATTTTTAAGTCACGAATTATTTGAGTTACATAATCCCATATAACGGAAGATAAACTAAAATTAGGAGCTACTACCATTACCTGCGTATTAGGTTCAAGTATTTTAGAAAAAGCTAATAAAGCAGCTGCATAAGATTTTCCCGTTCTCCTTGCTGATATATGAACCCAAAAACGGTGATCTTCTAACCCTTGAATCATTCCCCATTGACTGGAATTTAGTTTTAAATCTAATTGATTAACCATTGGAATTTGTTCCAATAGTTTGTCTAAATTAATTTTGAAAAATTTTTCTTTAGCCATTCATTAATCGCCAATCTTTATAATAGTGTATATTAAAGCTGCTAAACCGGAAAATAAACTGCCTAAAAAAATAGCTGTCTTCAAACTAAATTTACCTTGAATTGCAAGTGTTTTTAATTCACTCATTTCTTCTTGAACCACTCCCAGATGTTTTTCAAACCTTCCAAGAGCGGCCATTATACTTTGATACCTTTCTTCACAAACAGCCTCATGAGTAGTAATTCTAGCTTTTGCTTCTTGAGTTCTAGAATGTAACCTATCAATATCTTCTTTATAACGATCGAGTTCTCTTATTAATTTTTCATCAGTCATTTTTTATCCTAATGCTACAGCTAAAGCTGTAGATAAATCTTCAGAAGCTACTGCTTCTCCATCATTTATAGACATCGCTCCTGTAATATAAGCATTGCCTTTAACATCCAAGTTTGCTTGAGGTACTCGATGATCAGTATAACCAACTACAAGACTTCTACTAATAGAAGTATTACCCGTAAGGTTAGCTAAATAATTAGTATGGAGAGGACCAGTTTGTAAAGGTGTATATCCTACAATTGTAATTGTATTGACTGCAGAAGGATCGGCGGTATAAGCCACCGCCATTTCATCACGGCTCTCATCGTAACCTAAGAATGCATTCGAAGCAGACCCTCGATTCATCAAAAGACCTGAATCTAAAGTAGGAGATGATTGTTGCGCTATATTAGCTCCAAGTTCAATAACTGGGTCATCAACTATAAGATGTTGAGTATTCTTAATATAAACGTTACCTGCAACAACTAAATTACCTGAAATATAAACATTACAATTAGCATTAATACCTACATATTCAGGAGTACTTGTATTAAAACCAATTCTTACTCCCTTTCCTGCAGTATCGGCTTCAGAGTAGTAAATTATAGCGTCACCAATAGTTATACCCCTAGCAAAAACATTACCACTAGCAGTGGTTATATCATTAGATACTCTTAGATTTTTCCATCTAAGAGCTTCTGTTCCTATAGAATAAAAGTTATTCGTTCCAGGAGTTAAATCAGTATTAGCAATAAGAATCTTATGCCTCTGTAAAGCATTAGAAACATATAAATCGCCTACACTACCTGGGTTTCTATCAAAAGCGATAAATCCTTCATATTTTGAAGGAGAAGGCATTGAGGCTTCATCGTCAAATCTATTAGAAAAAAGAATTCGTCCCGCAGTATTAATAGCAACATTACTATACTTAGCTTTAATATTAATTGTAGGAACCTGATAATCCAAACGTCTATTAGCAGAATAGTTATTACTTTTAATAGTAACAATACGTTGAGTTGCTAAATCATGAATACCAGGGGTTTTAAATTGTGCCCCTACAACAGTAGTGCCAGGAACTTCAAATGTAACATTTGCTCCTGCCTTTGATAACATAACGTTACCCGTATTAATAGTAACATTTCCACTTACATTAGATGATTTAATTTGTGCGTTACTAACAAATATCCCTGAATAAGCACCTCCAGCAGTATTAGAAGAAATACCTAGATTAGCTCTTGCATCAGCTGCGTTATCAGCGCCGGTACCCCCTAATGCTACGGGAACTTTTACTACTGCCATTTTATTTTCTCCCTCATTATCCTAATGCGATCGCAAGTGATAAAACATCACCTTCTCCTTGTAAAGTATCTCCGTCTGCGACTACAGAACCACTAATATGAGCATTACCATTTACATCTAAATTAGCACCAGGTCTCTCAAGGTTAGCGTAACCAACAGCTAAATTTCTAGCAATTCTAGCATTGCCCGAAGTATTAGCAATAGCTATCTGCATTACAGTACCTGAAGCAGTTGCCCCAACCCCAATAGAATTTCTTAAAGTGTCGCCAGACTCCGCTACTGGGTCAGTACTACCATCACCTACGATCATCTGACCGTCAGAAAGAACACCCATTGCGGTAATAGCACTTGTTCCGCTACCTAATAATACACCACCATCTGTTAATGAAGAGGCCCCTGTACCACCCTGTGTAACTGCTAAGTCAGTACCTAGTGTTAAGGAATCTGCGGTTAATGCACCGACTCGGGTAGTTGAATAACTACCAATATCTATTGGACTGCTATTTGCAGTAGTCGGAGTATACGCAATTACATAACTATTAGAACTTTCATCGTAACCAGCAAATACATTACTTTTACTACCACGATTTAATAATATACCTGTATCATCAGCTGGAGACTGGGAAACTTTAAGATTTGCAGCTAATGCAATAATTGGATCATCAATAACTAAATTATTAGCATGAACAATAAAATTGTTACCCTTAACAATTAAATTTCCACTAACGGTTAAATTGCGTCCAATACTCGCATCTCGAACAATAGTAGCATCTTGACCCAATCTCAAATCTGTACTAATAAATGCATTACCTTTTACATCTAAATTAGCACCAGGCACCTTATTAATATATCCAACTGCAAGTCCACGTGCAATTTTAACATTACCTGTAGTATTTGCTCCATAGAATTGAGGACTATCTCCGGTACCCACACCAATAGAAGTTCGAAGAGTAGCACCCGATTCTGCTACTGGATCAGTACTACCATCACCAACAATCATCTGACCATCTGTCAAGACTCCCATTGCTGTAATAGCGTTAGTACCAGAACCTAATAGTACACCACCATCTGTAAAACTAGAAGCCCCTGTCCCACCATGTGTAACTGCTAAATCAGTACCAAGAGTTAAAGCTCCAGCAATAGTGGTAGCGCCTGTAATATGAGCGTTACCCTTAACCTCTAAATTAGCTTGTGGTACTCTACCATCCGTATAGCCTACGGCTAGACTTCTATTTATAGAAGCGTTACCAGATACATTCGCACCATAAAACTGTGGGGCATCTCCAGTTCCGACTCCAATAGAAGTTCGTAAAGTTGCTCCAGATTCGGCTACTGGGTCGGTGGTTCCATCTCCGACAATAACTTCACCATCAGCAAGAACTCCCATCGCGGTGATAGCGCTAGCCCCGCTTCCAAGTAAAACGCCTCCATCTGTTAGACTCGAAGCTCCAGTTCCACCATGTGTAACTGCTAAATCAGTTCCAAGCGTTAAAGCTCCGTCAATCGTAGTGGCGCCGCCGATGTATACATTATTTTTAACGTCTAAATTTGCCTGGGGTACACGGTGGTCAACATATCC